CCTTTCGGTCTAGGACAGTCTTCAGGTGGAACAATGGCACACCATACAGCATGTGGTGGTTCATGCTTTACTGGCTTCCATCTGTCAATGTAGGTATCAGGCATCTCCCTTAAAGCGTTCCTGACGGAGTCAGGCTTCAAGTCAAGCCACTCTGATATCTCAATAGATGTAAGTCCATCATGGTACTTATGCAGCAACCTACGAATGTCGGGATGCCTTGATTTACTCACTACGCCATCCCTTCATTGGCTTAATGAACCCTGCCATAGGGATAGGAAAATGAGCATAGGGTGGCTCATCAAAGAAAACACGAGTCCGCAGGGAGTTTGTGTCTTGGTGAAAGTTTTCAGGGCACTGTTCCTGTAGCCTTGAAATAAAATCATTGAGTCGGATGTTGACCGTTCCTTGGTAGAAGTCACCAATCTTTGGTCTCACCAAATCTTTTAACTGAGTCTTATGGTACTGTGTAAACATACTATCTCCTATGTGCTGTGTCCGTGGCTTTTAATTTTGAATGCATCGGTAGACCCTGCTCTTACAGGTTCACTCTTCTCAGGGATGTACACCTGACCATCCTTGACATGATTGAATGTGCGAGGTGCTGCCGTGTTCTCTGTGCGCTCCATGAGAAGTGGGCCATCACCAAAGTGCTTGTACCTATTCTTATTGCTAGGTGTAAATGGGATTGAACCAAGAGATGCTAGTCTGTTTACACGCATAGCTTGCTTCTTCATAAGGTTAGGATTGCCTGCTGCTAGTTTCATCGTGCTATCCATACTGCTTCACCGCCGGTTCCCTCAAACTCTCCAGTGTTTAAACGAATGTACTGTTGCCCTTCTACACCAGCGGACTGAACGTAACCTTGGATGCCCCAGTCCTTAATCTCTGTTACTACTACCATGCAGGCTCCAAACATTTCTTTGCTTGGGTCTACCTGTACTATGTCTCCTACTTTAATCATGTGTTGTTTCCTCTCCAAATATTGATTGCACGTTTAAGCGCGTACCACAGACTCCGCTGCATAAGCTGCTGTTTTAAACGCTCGTTCTCCAGCATCAACTCACTGTTATGCGTGGACATTAGGTTCCATGCTTTTTGAATGTCTTCTTGTGTCATGTGTTCTTCTCCTTTAGCCATTCTTGAATGCGAACAAATGCAACTAAATAATTACCATTCTCAGCAAGCCGTGTGGCTTCCAAGAATTGCGCCTCCGTCAGCCCCACCCAAGGGCGTTGTTGTGGTGTGGTGTAGATTTCCGTCAACTTTTTAGCTTTCGGATTACTGTCAAAAAAATGATAAACATCTACAATTTTGTTTGCCCATGCGTCATTGGGAGTGCGCCCAAAATTCTCATTGGTTAATTTGTCTAATTCTCGTTCTATAAGTTTCAAACAAATTTCGTGAATTTGAGCCGATGGGGGCAAGTTAAATTTGTTACTATATGAGCAGTCACACTGGCCCGCTGGATACGCTGGCATATTGTGTACAGCGCAGTCGGAATCATGTGGGCAGCAACGGTACTCAGGCTCTTGTGCTGGCTGTGCTGCGAGTTCTTTGCCTCGATGTACCCCACTCATGTACGCAATGGTCAATTCATCGCCGTTGTCAGGCTCTTGCTGTGCCAAGGCTGCTTCAATGGCTGCAATTGCAATGCTTGTTTGCGGATAAAAAACCGTATCACCTAATTTCAACGCATAAAGCGCAAGTTTCAATGCTTCGTCTTTCATATCTGCCACTCCTGCGCTATTGAACACCAGTCCGTAGGCCATGCACCGATAATGGTGTAGCCCTGCACAATGTCTTCTGTAGGCTCTCCCATCTTGTAGTAATGGTTTGGCCTAAACGACATGAGTTTCTCGTCATGGTGCTGAAGTTCAACTGTTATCCTTTTCCCTCTTCTTAGGGTTGCGGGTAGTTCTTTGATAATTTTCATTCCACCACCTCCTGCTTTGCAGTCAAAGATTCCAAGCGTTTAATCCGTGCCACGTTGTAGGCCACGATCGCGGTGTGGTACTCCATGCTTGATTGATGGCGTAGCTTGGTGCGCTGCGCTTGTATCAGTTCCTCGGCGATCAGTTCGGCAGGGGTCGGCATTGTGTAGTGGTCTTTTAGCCACGCCCATACGTTTTTTAAGTGGTTCATTTTGTGTTCTCCTTTATCCGTGTTTCAAACAAACGCAACACCATTTCACGGAACAAAGGTTGGTATTGGCTCTGTCGGTAGGCATTGAGCAGGTGGCTGTCTTCCATATCCCTAACGGGTATTTCCCTGCCATCTTTTGTTTTCCATACCTCCGTCCAAAAATTGCGTCTTGCTTCTCGGTCTTCCCAAGCACGTTCTGCAAGGGCAATATCGCCAGCCATTTCGTCGTAATACTCGCTCATTTTGTTTCTCCTCTTGCTCGAATAAATGCTGCTACGGTGTGCTTGTCGAACCCATGCCATTGCTCCCATTGTTTTGCAACCTTCTCACGCTCGGCTTCAGCGACTAGGACGGCAAAGGCTTCAAGGTCTTCTGTGTTTGCTTCCCATTGAACGCCATATTGACTGCTCATCGTAATGCCAGCCTGTCTAGCCATGTCCATTAGTTCTTGGTTCATGCAACCTCCTACTTAATCTCAATGTCAGGGACAATGGATGCTGGCTTAAAAATTACACGGTAGTGGTACGTGCTTACCTTCACTGGCTCCAACTGCTCGACAAAGAACGTCACGTTGTCCGACAGCCCAAGAAAATGCTTCTTGTATGTAGTCGGCCCTGTCTTGCAGGTCAGTGAAAGTTCTCTCGCCTTGTCGTAGTTGCCAAGCGAACATAAGCCCTCAATGGTCATCATGTAGTCGCCCGTTACGCCGTTGTAGAAAACTACACGCCGTGAGACCTCGAAGTTGTCAGCGGCTTTGCTCATGTTTTTCGATGCGATGTCAGCATCAGATTGGCAACCCACAATAACAAAAACGGGGAATACCATTATTGCTGCCATTGCGCCGCAAGCTATCGTTTCTTTTAAGTTCATTTTATTTCCTCGGTTTTTGGATACTTTAAATTCTGTGCGTAATTTTTGGCTTGTTCGTAAGCGGCTTTTTTATCAACGTCGCCAACCCAAAAACGCCTTTCATACTCCCAGCCAATGTCATACCAACATTTTGTTTCGACAATCCATTCACCATCTGCGTCTAACCGTAGTCGTACTCTCATGCTTCTCTAGCCTCCATCATTGCGTCTGCGTATTTGTACGCTAGTTCTGCTATTTCAGAAATGCCCATTGCAATTTCTGCGTCCGTCAATATCCCCTGCAAAGCCTTGGCTGCAAAGTAATCACGCAGGGTCATGCCTGTGTTCATATTTGGAACTGGAAATGCCAGTGTGTCGCTTCTGTTTATCAAGTATTCTTTCATTTGAATATGCTCCTTGTTAATACAGTTTTAGTTGGTTCGCACTGCTTAGACTGCGCCTTGGTGCTGCTGAAGTAGCCGATGGCAAAGCAGATGGCGGCAAAGACCCCTACACACTTAACAAACGTCATCAGGTTGTCCCAAAACCGCTCGAACACTGTTGGGGTTTCTTCGTCTTCAACCAATTGAATTCTTATCTTGCTCATTTCTTTCTCCAAAAAAATGTTAAACTTTTTCCCCGTCTTTGATGTAAGACTCAGACATCTTTTCCCCGATCCAGTAGCCATCTTTGTTTAAACTCATGCCGATCTCAGTCATCTCTTCGTGAGTTCTGCATCGTCTATCTACACCGTAGCTGCCTGTGCGGTGTTTATCAAATGCTCCAGTGCTGTTGAAGTATTCTTTACAGCCTTGGCACTGATTCCTATTTCCCTTTAACAACTTCATTGCTTGCCTCCTGCATAGTTTGTTTAAACAATTCGTCGCAGATTAACTCTGCAAAGGATTGACCGCTAGGGAATCGGATCTGAGACGCAGTGTTTGACTTAACAACATCCGCAGCCTTACTGATTCCATCATTGAACCCTGACACATACTGACTGTCTGTAGCCATACGCATCAAGATCCCCTCACGAATAACTTTAGCCATCGTTACCTTCTTCTGCTTAGAGAACTTCTTCAATCGGATGTGTTCATCCTCATTGAGGTAAGTCATAAAGGGTTTTAGTTTTTTAAAAGGCAGTGCCATTTGTTTTCCATTCTTCAAATTCAACCAACAGACTGTCAAAAGCTTTCTTCGCCTCATCTTTGCCATTGAGTTCTGTTCTAGACTCAATCTTGCAAAGACCACAAAGCAACTCAGCGGTTTCATCTTCTGACAACGGTTTGCCTGAGTAGATCTCTTCCATAAACTTTTGGAAGACATGACTGCGACATAGGATGCCTGCAATCGTTACTCGGTTCTTGTAATCTGTGTGAGACTCATCATCTTTAATACGAGCCAAGACACACATGTAACGTGCCCCAACAAAATCACGAAGCAGTTCTTCGGGAGCCTCATCGGGATGTAGAGATAGAGTCAAAACAAAACCTGTTCGATCTTGTTTCAACGCCACTTTCCTGCATTCAAATTGCAGTGCCATGATCAGAAGGGAATATCTTCTTCAGGAAACTCTTGGGCCTGTGATTCTTGACGAACACTGCCGCCTTGTTCTTGTGGAACAAAACGATTCACAGCTAAAGAAAGAAACGTGCGACCATTCTTGTCTTCACGTTTCCATCCGCTTAACTTAATGATGGTCAGTCCATCTTCTGTTTTGATCGCAGTCAAGTCTTTAAGGTTTACACGAATCTCACCCCAGTAGTCAGGAGACTTAGGGTTGTTCTTTGTGGTCTGCTTGTTAAGAGAGCCGGAATCGGGAAGTGGTTTGTAGGGAGTGTTGTATGTAGCCACGATTTATCCTTGCAAGGTTTTTTTGATTTCAGAAAATTTAGTAAGAACCTGAGCGTGAAGTTCAGGGTGTGTTTGCTTCAGCGAGTCAAGCTGCAGCTTATTGCTTGCCCAGTAGCTACTGAGTTCTGCAACGGTGGAGCAGGTAGATGTGAACTGAATCATCATCCCTGCAAATGCGTTACGGCTTGCGTCACTGTTGTCCCACTCGGCGGGTTGGACAGCAACATGCTTCATCTTGGCAACAGGCTTTGTTTCCTTGATCTCGGCATCTACATCCGTCTCAGGCAAGTCTTCACCTGCATAGATATACAGGCCAAGTCCGTGCATGGCAATCGCCTTAACCAAGCAGCGCATGATGGATGTGTTTACATCAAACGAGTTAGGTGTAGGGATTGGTTTGTTGCGGAAATCCAAGACAGGCAACATACAAGTCATAGGCTTATCAAACATGGTGACGGTTACCCATACCATGAACGAGTTACCTACAAACATCAGAGGTGTTCCATCAAACATCTCTACCTTGAAGTTGGCCTTTGGATCAGCCTTTAGCACCTCTGCCCAAGCCCATGCCCATGACAGGTAGGTAAGACCATTCTTCTTCTCAGTATGGTCATTGACGTTTATCTTTAAAAGATCAGTTTGATCCATTTTTTTCTCCTTGATATTGCTTGCACCACTCTGCAACTCCGCAGTAGTTTCCTGCACACCTGCGGGGTTCTCCGAGTCTTGTTTCGACATATCCTTTTTCCTTTTCTGCCATTTCCTTGGCTTCTTGCTCACTGGTTAATACACGAATCGCAGTCTTGCGACCCTCTCTCTTCACGGCAAATGTCGTTTCCGACATCCAACGTTCTTTGTCGGAGCAGGGAGGTGGTTCCTGTCCGAAGTCCATAACCATCTTTGCTTCCTTGTGAGCGTTTAAACGGTTACGGATAAATTCTTGTGCCTCGGTTGCACTCCACAAAGGGATATCAACAATCACAATAGAAGCTTCGGGGTAGTTCTCACCTGTCTTATTGCCGCTCCAGTCACGTAGGAAGGCACAGATCTTTAACCCAACAACCCGCTCCTTCTTTACTGTCTCAACGAACCACTTATACATATTGAGTTGTTGAACCCACTCGGCCTTTTCGTTCATCACCGACCACACAGAGGTGACCTTGTAATCCCAAACGATTGTTCCTGCGGGGATGCGCTCTTGGATGTCGATAGCACCGCTGATGGTTGTCCCATCGATATCTGCATAGAGACGTTCCTCGTAGGTGCAGTTCTCAGGCATCACGGTGTCTTCCATCACCTTATGCAGTGCAGTCCCAAGGAAAGTGTACATCTTGTCAGAGATGTCCATCTCCATCCTGTCGTTGTACTGTTCTCGTAACAGTGCAACTTTAGGTGGTGTCAAAAGACCTGTGACACTATAATCAGACTTGCCTTTGGTGTAATCGTCTCTAGACATTGCTCTCACTAAAGCTATTGGTAGGTCGTATTTGTTTGTAACTCTCATTCATCTCTCCAAGGTTGTTTATGATTCCCGAACACAATGATAGTGATGTTATCACAGAAAAGCAAGCGATATCAATAATTATTTTTGGTGAGCCTGCAAGTAAGGCAAGGCAGGTGTTTATCTATGCTTTGGTTGATCCAAGAGATGCAAATGTTCGCTACATTGGAAGATCTTTTGTTCCCGAAGATAGGTACAAAAGGCATTTAATAGACAAGTCTGAAACGCACAAGACCAGATGGATTAAGCAACTTAAAAGTGTTGGGTTGCAACCAGAATTAAAAATTTTAGATGTTGTAAGCGAACAACAATGGTCAGATGCTGAACGTCAATGGATGTCCAAATACAAAGATTTAACCAATAGCTGCGCTGGCGGTTATGGAATTTTGTGCCCATCGACAGAGACACGTATGAAGATGAGAAACAAAAAGCTAGGGCAAAAACAAACAGAAGAACACCGAGCAAGAGTTTCTGCTGCACACAAAGGAAAGAAAAAACCTTTAAGAACGGCAGATCACAAAGCAAAATTATCAGCTTCTGGGAAGCAGGTAGTTAGGACACAAGAATGGAAAGAAAAACTCATCAAATCGAGGATGCTTCGTAAGCCACGCTCTAACTCAGGCTACAAAGGAGTTTGCTTTGACAAAAGAAGAGGAACATACGAGGCTTACATTCAAAAAAACAGTAAGAAAATTCAATTAGGGAGATTTTCTTCTGCAGTGGATGCAGCATTGGCGTACAACAATGCAGCCATAAATTTTGGTTGGCCTATTGAGGGTTTAAACAAACTATGAATAAAGTAAGTTTTACGATACTGGGGGAACCAGCCAGCAAGAGCAACTCACGTCGTGTAGTGAGGTTTGGGGGGATGTCTCGCCTGATCAAGTCTCAGAAGGCGTTGAACTATGGCGATGCTTTTTTACAACAGTGCGAGAAAATTCCTGTCCTGATGACCGGAGACTTGAGGGTTACTCTGCACATTTGGTACGCCTCACGCAGACCTGACCTTGATGAGAGCCTGATCCTAGACCTTATGCAGGGGCTAATCTACGAGAACGATCGTCAGGTTAAGGAGAGGCATTGCTACTCCTC